TTACAAAATGACAGGAATCTTATTTACTTCTGCCACCAGCTCAGGGATTGTTTTTTCGGTGTAAACATTTTTGGTTACATCTCCACTACCACCAATTTTAAATGCGGATCCGGAAGCATTGGAAAGAGAATGTCCAAGAATAATTTTTAAACAGACATCATTGAGGCCGGCATTGTTGGCGAGAGCAGCGAATGTATAACGGGTGTCGTGTGGAATATGCTCCATGCCAAGCTGCTTGCAAAGATTATCCCATATGCCGATCCGGAATCCGTTGGTGGTATATTTCTGGCCGCCTGAACGGGGAATGAGGTAACGGACGCCCATTCGCGCATGGATCAGGGGGAGTATAGCATCGTGGATCGGGATAATTCTATTACGGCCAGCTTCAGTTTTAACTCCACCAACCATATAATGATCCACAATATTTATGTTAGAACATTCCATGGTCAAAAATTCTGTAATACGAAGACCGGTATAAATAAGAATAAGTACAAGATCTACATTAGGAATTTTACCAAGAGAAGCCCATAATTTAGAAATTTCCTCATCAGAGAATCGAGTATGTTTCTGTTTGGCTTCTGTAGACTCTAAGACAAGACCAGTAGTTATGTCATGGTCCACAAGTTCACAGGATAAAGCGTATTTCCACATTCCACGGACAACAATCCCCATATTTGTAATCGTGCTGGAGCTCATGCCGTTGCATAAATTTAAACATTCCTGCAGATCGGATGCGTGAAGTGTTGCGATTTTCCGCGGATAAAGAGAGCTATATTTTTTAATGGCAGCATTATAACTCGTGAGAGCGGCATCACCGGGATGTTTTTTGAAGCTCCAGCGCCATTCTATCCATTTGTCGTAAAGCTCCTTAAATGTGAGCATATCGGAAATGCTGGTATGCTCATTAACAGCAAGCCCTTTGTTATAATCGGACAAATAAGACAGCGCCTCTTTCTGCGTAGAAAAATATTCGAGATATTTTCTTTTTCTGCGTTTGATCCCATCCGGTCCTTCTTCCAAAATGGAAATACGGACACCCCATGGCTTTCTTCTCTTTCCGGGCAGCTTAACGACACCGCCGTATCCGTTTGGTAATTTCATACGTTTTTCCTCCAAATTTATATTGCGATAGGGGAATAAATATGATAGACTAAAAAAGTCTTAACAGGTGCAGAAATTCCCCTAAAAAATTTCTGTGTCTACCTCAAAAATGGGAACTGATCCCCAAGATAAAGCCATCGGTCGCACGGTGGCTTTTTTATTTTTGTTGCGACGTCGCAACGAGCAAAATATTTTAACCGGTAATGCGTGCAATGAGCTTGAAAAAGATTAAGCTGGTTGCATATGCATCACACAAAGATCGATGGAAAACAGGAACTTTAATGTGAAAGAAACGACAAATTGTTCCAAGTTTATAGTTTTCAACGCGATCGTAGTAATCTTTGTAATCCTTGCCATTGTCTTTTTTGATACTCTTTCGGGCAAGATCGAGAGTGTCAAAGAAAAATCTGCTTTCAGTCGTTACATCAAGTCCGTATCTCTGCAAAAATTTCAAGTCAAAATCAATATTATGACCAACTAAAGGGAAATCAGAAATGAAAGCTTGCAGATCGGGAAGAATATTATAAAAATAAGGGGCAGAAGCTATCATATCATCCGTAATATGGTTAACCTTTGTTGCATCTGCAGGAATAGGATTATCACTTTTACAAAGAGAAGTGAATATTTCCACAGGTTCACCACCCACCCATTTGATAGCGGATACCTCTATAATATCTTCTGTTGCGTTCAAGCCAGTAGTTTCTATGTCGATTGCAATAAAACGAAAATATTTATATGAGGACGTCGACTTAGAAATATTGGTGTGTGGCATAGCCACCAGATCCTTTACCAAAAGAGGTTTTTTATATTCTCCGGCAGCAGTAAGCTTATAGCGGGGAACATTCGCAAGAGGAGACAGAAAATCATCCATAGCATGCAGATCATGTTCCCGTGGTGCATATCTGGAAGTAGGATCTTGTGTAGGATCAAGTTCTTTGGGATGTTTCTTTATTAGCATGACTCCAGCAATGGCAAGCAGAATACCTATAGCAACACCAGAAATGGTAAAGCTTAGAATTCCAAACACACCACTTATGGTTAGCCATACTCCGAGAATTCTTTTGGGTTTATTCACAACGATTCCTCCATATTATTAAATTGTTTTCAATAATTACCTGTAGAGTTTTGTATCGCTTTAAAAGTATAATTTCAAAGCACCCAGCTTCCCGCATGCGAGAAGGGCGGGATAAACATGAGAATAAAATACATAAAATATAGGAACTGTAAAATATATGCTATTTACTATAGCAAATCAAGAACCCTGTATTACAATCTCAATTTCCATTCTACAAGTCATATTATTGTAAAAAAATAAAGCGACGGGTGCTGGGTGCCTGTAAGGGCTACCCGGCATCGCTTTTCGCATCAATTGGCGGATAAAGCTTTTCGAGCTCTTCCGGCGTGTCTGGAACATCTCCGAAAAGATCTTCGTTATCCAGAGCTGCAGAAACATCACGGATAAAATTAACAATTGCATTCCGGGTATCGGATTTTGCATTTATGTATTTTTCGATCAGAATCCGATCTGCATCGGATAACCCGTATTTTGTTACCAGAGCATCGACTTCATCGACTGCTTCAGGAACAAACATATCTCCGGTTCCGTTTCGGAGCCATTCTTCATTTACATTAAATTCACGACAAATAAGAGAAATAACGGCATCGCTTGGAGCATTTTTGCCAACTTCATAGGCGCCGATATTACCACGCGCAATACCGATCCTGTCTGCAAACTCTTGCTGCGTCAAATCCAAAACCTTTCTTATTTTTTTTAAGCGCACATTCAATCTGATCTCACCTCACTTTCTATTAGAGATTATATCCTCTTAGTTAAGTATAGTCAATAGAAAATGTTATTTGCCAACAAAATGTTGGTAAATTTCAAGAAGATACTTGACAAATGAAACTTACCAACATATAATTGCAGTATACCAACAAACAAACACATAAAACATGGTAACAAAAACAGTATTACATATTGTAAATGAGGGAGGTGGAGAAAATGAGAAAACTTAGAACCAAAAGATATAATCCTGAGTGCCATGTAAATATGCAGATTGCAGGCAGTGAGGAAGTGTTCGAAGAAATTAGACGAGATATGAGAAAAAAGGCCAGAAAGCATAAAGAGCAGACTGGCCAGGATATGTCATATGAAATTAATAAAGTTGATTAGGATTTTCGTAGTTATCTGGTAAGTCAGTAGACTCTACGGGATCATACTCGATGCCATCGGTATAAGATTCGACACCGGTGAAGTCTAAAGAATATTTATCGAATTCATCGTCTGGTTCCAGTAAGCTGAGTTCGACATATTCCATTTTATCTTGTTTTAACTCAGAAATACGATTGTATAAATCCAGAACTTTAAAGTATGCCATAGTTTTAAACTCCCTTCGTAATACTCGAACGCGGTAATGTCCTGTATAAAAAGAATAACATCGAAGGGATGAAATGACAACATATATTAGTTACATAATCACCAAAAAGAAGAAAGGAGGAAAACGTATGAAGAAATACACAGAAGAGCAGATGGGAAATGCAGAGCAGCTTGCGCAGATCCTTGCGCAGATCCCAAGCGGTAAGCGTCAGATTGCAGTAATGATGACAGAGTCGTTTCTGGCAGGTATGGCGGCGCAGGAAACTATGAGCGGCAATAAAAAAACAGCATAAGGAAGTGAGATGCATGGAGCGTGTAAGTGTTAAAGATGCGGCAAAAGAGTTGAGCATCGATCAGGAGACGTTGAGGTACATGATGCAGGCGGAAAAGCTGCCGATCGGATATGCATATTGCAAAGACGGGAAGCGACGGTGGAATTACATAATCTACCGCGGATTGCTGGATCAGTACAAGAGGAAGATAGGATGATACGGGTGGATGCGTATGCATATGTCCCATATATGGGACAGCAACAGCACAAAAGGCAAAAGAAAAAAGAAAATAAAGGTTTTGCAAAAATCTTAGAACAGGAGGAGAAAAAGATGGGATACAAGCTGGATCTAACAAAGGAAGAACTGTTAATGGTCATGGATGCGTTAGAAGAACGTAAGGAAGCACCGCATTACGACTGGCAGGGAAAACTGATGGAGTCGATCGACAAGAAAATCGAAAGAATTTACCAGAAACCGGTCATGACGGAAGGAGAAGTTGCTGCAAAATACCGGGAAGTGTTGGCAAAATGGCCGGAGGATAAGCAAACAGGAACGTTTCTGGCCAACCTGGAGCAGACGAGGTTGTATTTTGCATACAAAGTGATGCCATGCTGACGGCAGAGCAGATCCGGGAAAAGCTGTATGCAAGCGCACAGCAATTTGACGCGGCATATGCAAAAAAGCAATATGCAAAAGCGAAAAACATATACGACACAGCGGAACGTGTCGCATTGTTTATAGATCTGCCGCAGGAAGACCGGAAAAAGTTGTTTATGAACCAGTCGAACGACGAGGATAAAAACGCCGTACCGGTATGGGGAGTTTTTAACCAGGACCATGTAAGGAAATCTTACATGGAGTGTATAAAACAGAATAAAGGCTTCGAGACGAAACCTTACGAAGAAACTTTTTATGGCAAATAAAAAGCACCGGATCTGCAAATCCGATGCAAGTGTGGATATTGTAAAACAAAAATCTTTAGTTACAGTATACCACGAGAATGCCGCGAAAGTCAAGGAAAATGGGCGTTTTACGGTCCTTTTCCAGTGGCTTTATAAAGATATTAAAGTTAGGACAGGGGAAAGGTATGGCATACTGGCACGACATCTATAGATTTGACAACTCCATCGAACATGAATTTAAGTTCGCAGGGAAATGGGGAGCAAAGGGAGAAAAGAGACAAAAGAAAAAGAAATTGACACCGGAGCAGGTGGCAAAGAATAACCAGAGAGCGAAAGAGGTAAGGATGAGAAGGACAATGAAAGCGAACTTCCACCCGAAAGATCTCTGGTGTTGCTGTAAGTACCCGGCCGGGCTGAGACTGCCGGTGGAGGAAGTAAAAAAAGATAAAGCCAGATTCCTGCGGATTCTCAGGAGAGAGTACGAAAAAAGAGGAAGTCCGTTGAAGTGGATAGCGAGACTGGAGGTAGGAAAAAGTGGGGGAATACATTTCCACATCCTTATCAACAGGCTGTGGGAAGAACAGACGGACGCGATTATTGCGGACACATGGGACAGGGCACTGCAAAAGTCCGCACTGCAAAAGCTCCGGCCGGGATGCCGGACACAGGGACTGGTGGACTGGCAGAGTACATACGAGGAAGGGGATTTTAAAGACCTGGCTGTATATATGTGCAAGCAGCCGAAAAAAGATACACAGGAATATGAGCAATTAAGCCTTTTTCCGCCGGAAGAACAAAAGAAGCTGCTAAGTATAACGTCCAGTCGAAACCTGATCCGACCGGAACCGGAACGGAAAAGGTATTCCCACTGGACTGTGCGAAAACTGATCGAGGATGGTCCGAAGCCGACACCGGGGTATTACATAGACCTGGAAAGTCTCTATGTAGGCACCAATCCATATACCGGATACAGCTATTGCAAATACATAGAGATAAAACTACCGGAAAACCGCATAAAGTCCACGTTGAAAACGAGAATTCATCCACCGAGGGGAGGTGACGCACCGTGGACGTGAATATTTACACCATAACATCCGCGAAAAGCCCAAAAGTCCACGTTGCGAGCGTGATTTACACACTGGAGACACAGACCAGTAAAGGTCCGGCAGATGTAACGAGAGAGGAACAGGTGGAAGCCACCGCAAATGAAGCTGCCATGATAGCAGTGGTTAAAGCACTGGAACACATCCATGCGCCGTGTACGCTGCATATCTATACGGAGTCTAGGTTTGTGGCATCCGGTATCGGCTGGATGGACGGGTGGAAGGAAAATGGATGGAAGACTGTAAAAGGGAAAGAGGTAAAGCATAAGGAGCTGTGGCAGCAGTTGGACGAGCTGTTGCAGGGACATGAGGTACATATCCACTGCCAGGAGGAACATAGTTTCCGGAAGTGGATGCTGATGGAGGTCGAGAGAAAGAGAGGAAAAAGGTATGTTTGACAAGTTTGGAGAACTGTCGAGTGCGGCAGAAATTAACGAATTGGCTGTAAATCTACGATCGGAGGGAGATTTTGACAGCGTAAAGGCGCTGGCAGAAGAAAATGGGATCGATGAGGAGGTCGCAGCAGTGTTTGTGGATGGCGGCATTGATTTTTTGTGTGATACGATGAGTGCTGCAATCGGAAAAATTGATGTGGAGTGCACGGAGTTAAAACCCAAAGAGCTTGTGATGGACTGGGTGGAGTATATCAAGGGCACCTGTGCGGAGCACGAGGATATGGCGGCAGCAGTCCGGGAAACGGGAAAGTCTGTAAAAGGCTGCATTGCGGAGCTGTTGAAATGGAGCTTTAAAAACTGCTATGCAGTAGATGCAGATATATGCAAGGCGGCCGGAGTGTCCGGGACAAATGTAAAAATGGGAATTCCTGGAATGGCGCGGGCAAAGCAGATTATTAAAGATTATTATCTGGGAGGCGAAGCAGAATGAAAAAGAAAAAGCTGAAAGAATTCCCGGAGCTGCTTGTTACGCCTGCTATAAGGGATGCGGAGAAAAAGGACAAGCCAAAAAAATACATAAGATACGGAGATCCGGAAGAAGCAGTGGAGTATCCGCGGTTTTACCGGGCAGCAGTACACGGGAATATTCTGCAGGTGGCACTTTTTACGCACGATTCTATACGGTGCGGTGACAGGCCGCTGTATACAATATTTATTGATAAAGAGCAGGACGAGCATGCGACACTTACGCAGGAAGGCAAATGGCGGAAAGGAAAAATTGACTCACTCGAAGTGGATGGACGGACATGGGGAATGACGCAGAAGGAGTGGAGCTCACGGGGAGACCGGAAACTGGTAAATGATTTTTTTGACACCGAAGAAAACAAAAATGTTTATCAGGCAGTGCTGCAGTGGCAGTCGGATCTTGGAGTAAGAGCATTGAAAAAACGCTGGGCATCGGAAATAGAGCAGATAGATGCTGTAATGTCGGAAGTGCCGGATGAGCCAAAAGATTTGAGAACCTGGATCAGCAGTCACGCATTCGATGAGAGCATTTTTTATATGAAAAATAAAAAGCGGGTGATCGGGTACTGCACCCACTGCAAAAGTTGGGTGGATCTGAAGACAGTGAATCATGGAGAAGAGGGAAAATGCCCACGGTGCAGGGCTGCCGTAACATGGCGGTCCTGGCGAAAACAGAAAACAGTGGAAGACGAACAGTGGGTTGGAGTGCTCCAGCGCCTGCAGGATGAATCCGGGTATATTTTGCGTGGATATCGCTGCCGGATTAAGTGGAGGCTGGAGAATGACTGGGAGAATCCGGAGCTGAATATATGGGAAGAGTACAGGACGCGGCTTGGAAAAACATTTAACGAAGCAGAACAATATGAATGGGCAGAGTGGAAAAATACGGAAACAAACCGCTGGTGCCATCCAAAAAGACATGGTTACTATAGAGCGTATGAAAGATTTGGAAGGGCTCTCATGTACACGGCAAACATGAGAAAAGAATTGAAAAACGAACAGTTTGCAAGGGTAAATGTGGCAAAAATAATGGATTACGGAAGAAGCTACAAGGAACCTGCGTATATACTCCGGAGACTTTACAAATATCCGTACATCGAATATATGCAGAAAGCAGGGCTGCACCGCCTGGTTAAGGAAATCATGAAAGCACAAGAGTATTCGAGTTGTTTTGATCCGGAAAAGAAGAAAATAAATGAAGTATTAAAGCTGGATAAACAGAGATACAACAAGTTGAAAGAATGGAATGGTGGCAGCAACACGCTTTACCTCCTGCAGCTTGAACAGAACTTTGGAGGACGGATCACAAAAGAGATATCTGAGTGGGCGGAAAAAGAAAAGGGTGTTATGGGCTTGGAAACGCTGTGCAGGAGAACCGGTCTAAATGTGGTGCAGCAGTTGAATTATATAAAAAAACAGATGGAACTTATGCACATGAACCTGAATGACACGGAAAATACCTATGTGGATTATTTAAACATGGCAGAAGACCGTGGAATGGATATCAAGGATGATATAGTATGCCGGCAGAAAAATATGCGCGAATACCATGACAGATACGCAGAAGAAAAAAATGCGGAAAATAACCGGAAACGAGATAAGGAAGTAAACCGGAAGTTTGCACAGATTGCGCAGCAGTATGCACAGAATACAGAACATTTTGCGCTGGAGGATAAAAACCTTATGGTTGTGGTGCCGCGAAGGGCATCTGATATAACAGCGGAGGGCAGAAAACAGCACCATTGCGTGGGCGCAAGCGACATATACATGAAAAAAATGAATGAAGGGAAGACCTACATAGTATTTCTGAGGGATAAGAAAAACCCGAAAACACCATATTACACGATTGAAGTCGGATGGGACGGAGACATAAAACAGTGGTATGCCGCATATGACCGGAAACCGGACGAGGAGAAGATAAAGAAAGTGTTGGAGTGTTGGAAAAAGCAGATAAAGGCAAGATGTAAAAAAGAACAGGTACAGATACGGGCAGCAGTATAAGGAGGCAGTATGGAAGTAGAGGGACAGATCACACTTGACGAGTGGATGCAGTGGAAAGAAGACATCCGGAGAAAATTAAAGGAGACAGCAGGAAACTTCGTTTACATCGGATGCAGGCTCCGGCAGATCCGGGACAGTGGCATGCTAGACGGTGCGGCAGATATTTTTGAGTTTGCACAGCGCGAATATGGATTGTCAAAATCAACGACATCACGTTTTATTGCGGTAAATGAGCGTTTTGCCGATCCGTATAACCCGCTCCTGATTAAAGAAGAATTTGAAAATATCGGAAGCAGTAAGCTGTCGGAAATGCTCACACTTCCGGATTCGGAATGCGAACTGATTACAGAGAAAACGACAGTGAAAGAAATCCGGGATCTGAAAGCATTTAACAAAGAGGCGGAAAAGCTGGAGAACGTAGAAGAATCAACGATTTCTGCTGTTGCGACGTCGCAACAGACAACAGAAAACGAACCAGATCCGGAACAGCCGGCAGTAGATTATACGCCGCTGCAGAAATGCATTATTGAATATTTTCGGGAAAAGCAGGGTCTGCTTAACAAGGCACTGGGACAGATCCGGGAAAAGCAGTGGAAAGAGGCATATGAAACGGTAAATCCGGGAGGATACGTATCATGCAATAAGGGGTTGTGTTTCCTGTTTATGTACGATTTTAACCGTGGAATATCTTATAAGCTGATGACAGAGCCAGCACCGGTGAACATGAACTGGGAAGACTTCCTGATGGATGTTGCAGAAATCTATGGGGAACAGTCATGGGAAGAATTTTACGGAAAACCGGAGAAAAAAGAACCGGAAATGGAAGAGCCGGAAATGGAAGAGCCAGAAAAAACAAAAGAGCCACCGAAACAGCAGACGATCCACAGCGTAGAGCCGAGCGTGCCGGATCCGGATCCGATTCCGGAAGAACCGGAAAAAGCAGAAATGCAAGGGGAAGCACCGGAAGAATCGGAGCAGCAGTTGCCGGGACAGATGGAAGTGGTAAACACGGACATGGAAACGATGGAATGCGACAGAAAAAAGATGATATCTGGGTATAAAGCTGGTATTACGGGTAAATTAAAGAGATTGCCTGTAATGTGGGAACAGAAAAAAATAGATGAAATGCTGGAAACCATAAAAAGGCTGCAATGGGAGTTGGAGAAAATTAAGGAGGCAGAAGAATGAAAAGCATTATGCAAGCATATGACTGGAGCAGGGGCAGCAGTTGCTACCTCTGCGAGAAACTATACAGAATATATAACGTGCAGTACACAGAAGAGCACCACGCGATCGGAGGGACAGCGAACAGAAAGCTGTCCGAAAAGTACGGTTTAAAGGTAAGGTTATGCATCCAGCACCACCGGGAAGGACCGGAAGCAGTACATAATAACATCGGCAATATGCGACTCCTGCAGAAAGATGCGCAGATCGCGTTCGAAAGGAATTATCCTAATTTATCCTTTAGAGACATTTTTGGGATAAATTACCTGACGGAAGCGGACCGGGAGGCACTAAAGCCGCATAAAGACAAAGACGGAGCGGGATTTATGCCGCTGGAAGAGGAGGACTTATGATAACGCAGAAAGACATTGCAGAGATTAAAAATCTGCACAAAGAAGAAAGATGCCCATATACGAACGTAGCGGCATGCTATGTGGTAGACAATGCGATTTCCTGCATTGTGCCGCCAAAATCCATGCTGGAGCTGCAAAACGAGGAATTTTTTAAATATCTGGACATTGCGAAGAATATATTCCAGCCGAAAAGCATCGGGGAAAAGAACCTGGAATTAAAAGCAAGCTACGAAGGACTGGAGATCGTGGACGATTGGAAAAATATTGCGCTGGGCCAAGTAATGGATGAAGAAGCACTGGATGCGGTATATGAAAGCATCGTAGCTAATATTTCTTCGGCAGAGAATTATACGATCCTACTTTACTTCGGAGTTTACGACATTATGGTACGTACAGAGGACGGAAACGATCTGGACGAATCGGAAGAAGTATACAAATTTATTACATGTGCTATTTGTCCGACAGCACTGGAGAAACCATCGCTGGAAATGCAGGAAACGAAAATAGAGCCGCTGGATAGAAAGTGGATTATTGGAAAACCAAAGCATGGATTCTGCTATCCAGCATTCGAAAACCGGAGCGCAGATACAACGAAAGCATTGTATTACTGCAGCAATCCGGAATATCCATTACATGCACTTATGGAAAACGTGCTTGGAATGGAGCGGGAACTTACCGGGACGGAATACCGGGCAGATCTTAAAGGAACAATTATGGGGATTGTAAAATCCGAAGAAGAAGTGCAGCAGTATCAGGAAGAGCTTGCGGTACGCTTAGAAAGCATCGCAAGAGATGCGGAAGTAGAACAGAAAGACACGCGGATCACACCGGATATGTTGGAAAGCCTGTTAAAACCAATTACGGAGCATGCGGTAGCAGTTGCCAAAGAGTACGGAAAAGACTGCATGGGGAAATATCCGAAAGCAGAGCTCCTGTACACAAAAAAGCAGAGAGATGCCTATTATGCCAGAAAACAGAAGCAGAAAGGCAAAGAACTTTTAACAAGGGCATCTACGGCACTGGGACGCGCTGGAGCATTGGATCTGGCACAAGAGATCGAGGATTACCTGTATAAAACAAGATAGCCTTTTAGTCAAAAAGGATAAAAATAGATATCACAAAAGCCATGTTTTAGCCTCCTGCTTTTGCGGCAGGAGGGGAAAGGAGCAGGGAAATATGGGAATGTATCATAAAAATCACTTTGTTGGGGCGAAAAGAAAACGGTATATAAAGCGACAGACATCCCGCGGAATGAGACGGGCAGCAAAGAAAAGCTGCAGACCGGAACAGGAGGAAAGAATAACATTGACCAGCAAGAGTCGTAATCTGCATGGATACAGCTCGCTGCTGTTTAGTTAAGGTAGCTGAAAATTGACAATGATCTATATGGTGCAAAAGTATAAAAAAATACCGGGCACGGCAATGCCCGGTGAGAGTGCTAAGACTCTGCTGATAAAGTCATAATAGCACTCTTTGGAAAGATATACAAGTAGGAGGGCGAAAAAATGACAAAAGCAGAATTTACAAATGATCTTGTATATGACATGACCGGGTATTTGGACACAGAGGGGGTGGAGAGATTAAAAACAGCGCTTGCGTACCGAATGATGGGTTTCCATCTTACACCAGACGAAACGCTTCCGGCTACGGATGTTAGGGATAACGAATGGATTCTTGGACGATACCACGTTGATCTTATTGCTGGTGGCAGAAAAGAGAAAACTATAGCAATGTATCTATACACCTTAAAGAAGTTTTTTACAGAGACAGGGGTACACTATGCCACTATGACCGGGCAGGACGTGATGGACTACATAGCAATCCGGCAATACAGAGATAAGATCTCGAAGTCCTACGCAGGAAATATTCAAAAATGTCTGTCTGCTTTCGTTAAGTGGGCGTACAGGAAACGCCACATTGACAAGGACATCTACTGGGACATCGACAAGATCAAGATTCCGCAGAAGCGCAAGAAACGGCTGTCCGATTATGAGGTGTCTAAGTGTAAAAACGCACTGAAAACTTTGCGTGAAAAAGCACTTCTGGAGCTTATGCTTAGCGCTGGTCCGCGTGTCGGAGAAATCTGCAATCTGAAAATTGAAAATCTGAATTTTGAGCGCGGTGAAATCCAGATTTACGGGGAAAAGTCAAGCAAGTGGCGTACTTGCTTTATGACTCCGGATTGCCGTGTAGCCTTGGAACAGTATGTAAATGGCAGGACAGAAGGATATATATTCCTTAACAGACAGAATGTGGAAACAGGAAAGCCATTATGCAAAGCTACGATAGAGGAGATTGCAAAAGAGATCGCAAAGCGTGCCGGATGCAGGAACGTGGCTACGGTACATGTCTACCGAAAAACATTTGCATCCAGGGAATATCAGCGAACAAAAGATATTCTGTACGTGTCACACCGGCTGGGCCATGCAAACACGGCTGTAACCGAGAAATACTACATTTGCGAAGACATTGCAGCAGACAGAAGAATGGCAAGTATTGCATAAGGCAGAGAGGAGAATTGCGATAAAAGTAAGCTGATAAAACGTAGATTTTTGATGGGAAAATAAGACAATGAAAGAAACAAAAACAATACGGCTGGACGAGACGGATTTAAAACGAATCTTAACTGAAAAATTTAAAACCGATGAAAACAGCATCAGTTTTGAGCTGATAGATCCAGATGGATATGGGATACACGTAGAAGCAAAAATTGAAAATGTCCGGGAAAAAGTTGGAGGAAGAAAACAATGGTAGTACAGAAATGTAGTCGATGTAAACGTGTTTACGAAATGTATGACGAGAATTATGATTCGTTGGTAACGGATAAAGAATATAGAGAGTTCCCACCGAGACCGTATAGACGAGAGCGGATACATCTGTGTAAAGATTGTAAAGAAGAATTTGAAAAATGGATGGAGGAAGGACGTGATTGGAAGAAAGCATGGAACAGGAGGGCGAACGATGAGACTGATTGAAGGAAAAACATTTTACAATAAGCCTTGGTATGGAAGCTATAAAGTTCTATTTTGAAAGGGTAGGTGGTGCAGATGGCAATTAAACCGATTTTATTCAATGCCGAGATGGTTCGGGCAATTCTGGACGGGAGACAAGATGCAACGAGAAGAATTGTAAAAGGCTTTATTCCTGATGATGCAGTATGGGGATATACCGCTTTTACACCTAACATATCGTGTAGAGGTACATTTGCAGATGGGTATGGAGAGAAATTTTTTAAGTTGCCTTGCGAGTCGGGCGATATCCTGTATGTCCGGGAAACATGGGGAGAAGGATATGAAGAGGGAACATATATTTACAGGGCTAGTGATAAGCTGGCAGGCTTACCTACATTCAAGGAATCGTCAAAGTTAATTTATCACCCATCAATCCACATGCCGAAAGAAGCCGCACGGATCTGGCTTAAAGTTACGAGTGTGAGAGTGGAGCGGTTGCAGGAGATGAAGCCGGTTGATGTGATAAAAGAGGGAGCTTATCCTGATTGTTGGGATTGTCTTAATACATACGGAGAAAGCGGTTCGCAGTGCTGTTATGGGACAAAAGAACAGTGCAGTCAATGTGATGAAGTGATGATGGAATGGGAAAAACTTTGGACCTCCACCATCAAGAAATCCGACCTTGACAGCTATGGTTGGAGTGCAAATCCGTGGGTTTGGGTTATCGAATTTGAGCGGTGCGAAAAACCAGAAGCATGATGATTTAGGAGGTGCAGGGTGAAATTATATCAAGGAAATGCAAAGGAACTTGTAGAAGTGGCAAATGAAACGAATCGGGGTATCACCGCCGATGAGAATTTTTCAAGAGGGATTGCAAATTTTACAGAAAAACATTTAAAAAATGAACTGATAAGAATAGCAGAAGAAAACTGGACCGATTCCCAGGTAAAGATGTTAAAGGGCTTGATATGTGCAGCAGTAAATGGAATTGAATATGCAGACGCATACGAAGCAGTAAATAGAGATTAATGCACAGTACTTTAGCAAAGTATTAGGTGCTATAGGACTTTGCACACAGTACTTTGCTAACAGGAAGGGGGATAGAAATTGAAACAACCGAAAAAACCAACAAGAGCACAAAAAGAACTGATGGCAGAGCATGGACTTCGACCAGAAAGTTGGATGGTGTTAACAGATAATCGAGCAGAAATGCAGATAGTGAGTCGTAGATCGGGCCAGAGGAGATCGATCGGAAAGTAGGTGCAGCATGGAAACAAGAAGTAATGGAGAGGGATACAGAGATCCGACTGCAGATGCAGCAGTCGCAAGAGTAGAAAAGGAGAGAAAAAATGATAGAGCCAACAAAAGGAGCAACAAAGAATCCACCAAAAGAAAGAGGAAATGAAGAAATAGAGGTAGTGTTACGGAAGGATGATCTGGAAAGGTTGGAGATTTGGTGTGAAGCAATGTTGCAGATCATGCAGGAAACGGTAGAAGGAAGAGGAACTAAAAGGCGAAAAGAAATGCTGAAAGCAGAAATGATGGGAATCGATAAAGTGGTAGGGCAGATCAGAAAAATGAGGAGAGAAAATGAAGGACGAAACACCATGTAGATATTGCAGAAAACATTCTCCAACGTGCCATTCGGAATGCAAGCTTTATTTGGATTGGAGAGAGAGGCACCTGGAAAAAAAGAAAAAGGTGCAAAAGGAAAGGAATCTGCAGAGAATGATGGACGAAAGGGAAAAAGATGCATTAAATCGCATGATTTATAACAGGCACAGATAGGAGGCAGCAGTGGAAGCGGAGAAAACAAAGAAAATTTTAGGGCGGTATAAAATGCTCATGGGGATGGCGGAAACGCTGGATCGGCAGGCAAGAGAGCTGGAGGATCGTGCAGAAACAACAGGAAGTAAAAAGATCTCTGATATGCCAAGGGGAGGCAAGCACGCCACAATGGAGGATCTGCTGGCAGAAAAAGCAGATCTGGAAAGACGCAGGGATGGATTTCTGAAAAAAGCAGAGGAAGAAAAGCCAAAGGTGCAGCAGTACATAGACAGTGTGGAATCTGAGCGGCACAACCACTTGCTGTACGGCTTGTATCTGCAGGACAAGTCTGTGGAAGAGATAGCAGATGCAGAAGGGTATTCCGTAAGACAGGAGTGGAGGATCTATAAAGAGGCACACCGTATTGTGGAAAGCATAGTATGTCAGTAGCGTGTCAGTGTGGTGTCAGTGGAATGTCAGACGCTTTCTTGCTAATATGGTATTAGCAAAAGACTCAAAAGAGTATAACTTCAAACATATCAACATATCTGTAATGGCATCCGAAAGGGTGCCATTTTGCAATGAAAAAGATGTTAAAATCATGCCAGTATTGTGGGAAAATCCACGATTCGAAAATAATTTGCAAACCAAAAAAAGAAGCAGAAGAAAAACGCTGGGGCGCCCGAAAAAAAACGGGTGCCCTCTCTTTCCGAAAAACTTATGCGTGGACGAATATATCGCGCAGAGTAAGAGACAGAGATAAAAATATGTGCCTGTGCTGCTTGGCAGAATTACCAGGTACGTTAAAAAAATACAACACAGAAGATCTGGCTGTGCACCATATCATTCCGATCGAGGAAGACTATGCACAGCGGATGGATGGAGCGAACCTGATAACAGTCTGTAGCAGACACCATGAGATGTGTGAGGCTGGGGCAATAAGCAGGGAGACACAACAGGATCTTGTAAATAAATCCATGCGAGAGGCAGGAGAAGATAAGGATGCTCCATTAGTCTATTAGGGGCAATGGCGGAGGATACCCCCCGCCTTGTTTTTCTGAAATTGCCGCTCTCCGGCAAGACCGACGCCCCACCTTTTTATACAAAATATTCCCAAAATGAGCTTTTTCCGAAGGGAGGGATATTACATGGCAAGACCATCCAAACCGTACACGGTAATCAAAAGTGAAAAAAAGAGCCATAGAACCAAGGCCGAACTGGAACAGCGTAAGCGCGGAGAGGAATCCCTGCTGACCGGAATTAAGATCAAAGAGAATCCGGAAGTGAGAAAAAATGAGGAAGCCCATAAGGAATACCGGAGGGTGAAAAAGTTGCTGGAGGCAATCGAAAAAGAAGATGAACTTTATGGCGCTGTGATCAACCGGTATTGCCTGATAACCGCGGAAATTAAGGGGTTGCAGGAGGACCGGGAGTATTATAGCGATATGCTTCGGGAGATGCGAGAGGACCTGCACGATCAAAAAGAACAGCTGCAGAATCCAGGGGATTACATCAAACTTTTGGCAGATATTGGACGATCAATGGCAGCGATCACGAAAAGCATTGGAGCAATCGATGGAATTATTCTTAAGAAAAGGAAAATGCTCCTGGACATCGAAAAAGAATCTGTGATGACGATATCGGCGGCTCTCAGAACAGTACCGAAAAAGCCGGAAGAAAAGAAAAATGCCTTGCTGGAGGCGTTAAATAGTGGCTGATTTGGTACAAAAAAGCCGTGCATATAAGTATTGTTTATGGGCGATTGAACCGGAAAATGACAAGGTTCCGCATTATGTAAAATTGCAGTGTGCGTCATGGAAAAATATAGCAGACGGACAGGATCAGGAGGCGTATGTAAGCGAAAAAATCTATTCAAAGATCAATAAGCTCCTGCATCTGATGATCCATCCGGATTTACACCAACCGCTGGATGAGTCGTTGGAAGATTATGCAGATTTTTTCATAACCGCAGTGTTTTGCACAATGATGATTGATCCAGACGATGGCATAGAAGTGCGATTCTACGAGACAGCATTGCTTAAAATCGCACGTAAAAACTTCAAAACGTTCAATGCAGCAGTGATTTTTATTCTGCTGATGCTCACAGAACCGCGTTTTTCGCGGTTCTTTTCCGTCGCACCGGATCTGAAACTGTCAAAGGAGTTACAGATTGCCATAAAAAAAATTATAAAATCCAGCCCACTTTTGAGTGATGAGCTGGATCCGGTATTTAAGCCGCTACGGAGTGAAATCCGATGCCTCTTGACAGAAAGTGAGTATACACCACTTGCCTATTCTGAGGACAAGATGGACGGAAAGCTGCCAACAGCATTTCTGGCCGATGAAGCAGGAGCAATGGATTCTTATCCGGTTGAGGCAATGCGATCCGGACAGATCACATTACTGAATGCACTGGGAATTATCCTTTCAACGGAATACCCGAACGACAACAACGTCATGATCGATGAGACAGACAAGGGGAAAAAGGTGCTGGACGGGCTCCGGGATGACCGCCGGATGTTTTCGTTGATTTACGTGCCGGACGATTATCTGTGGCAAGGTGACGAATGGATGCACAATGATCTCTGTATCTACCAAAGCAATCCCGTAGCGTGCGCAAATAAGCGAATCTTTCGAAAAATTGTGGATAAACGCACAGATGCAGTGGATTACGAGAACAAAAGGGAAAATTATCTCTGCAAACACAACAACATTAAGTACAAAGGGCTTGGTGTGGAAGGATATGTGGAGATTACCAAGGTCCGAAAGGGAAAACGGCAGAAAAATGATGCATGGTGGCGCGGCCGTAAGGTATGGCTGGGGCTGGATCTTTCCATGACAGAAGATAACGTGTGTGTCGACATGAAAACATATGACGGGACCACGAAAGACGATGCAATTCTGTATACCAGGACAATGGGATTTGTCCCGGCAGGGCGTATCGCACAGAAAACCAAAAAAGAGGGAGTGGACTATAACGCGCTGATCCGGAACGGATGCTGTATTGCCTGCGGCGATGAAGTAATTGATTACACAGCGGTCGAAGAATATGTGCTGACATTGGAGGAAAAACTTGGAGTTGAGATCGTACAGATCGGCTACGACAAGTGGAATGCACTGTCCAGTGTACAGAAATTCGAAAGAGAAGGATATGAATGTGTGGAAATTAAACAGCATTCCAGTGTACTGCACAGTCCGACCAAGTGGTTAAAAGAATGTATCCTTTCCGGCCGATATTTTTATGATTCCAACCTGATGCTGGAGATCAATTTCCAGAATGCGCGGTGTACAGAGGATACCAATAAAAATAAATATGTAAACAAAAAGAAATCCGTGGAGAAAGTAGACCAAGTTGTCGGAAATATTAACAGTACATACCTGATCGAACAGGAATTGCTATACGGAAAATCGGATTATTTTGTACAGTTCTAGGAGGAACACATGGGACTTTTTAACAGAAACAAGAAAAAGCCGGAAATAAGAGAAGACACCCAGGTGGATGCATCGGTTATATCAGATCCATTGCTACGTGCATTGATTGGAGGAGAAGGAGTTGACCGGGATACAATAATGAATATTCCGGCGATTTCTGCATGCGTAAACATGATAGCAGATACAGTCTCTTCCTTGAAAATAAAGCTTTACCGCAAAGATAAGGACAGAATCGAGGAAGTGACAAATGATCACAGGACCTTCCTGTTGAACGAAGATACAGGCGATACGCTGGATGCAGTGCAGTTTAAAAAAGCCATGATCACAGATATGTTTCTGGGGCGTGGTGGGTATGCGTATGTGAACCGTGTACGCGGAGAAGTGATCTCTATACACTACGTGGAAGAACAGAAGATCGGATTCCATAAAAATTGCGATCCAATTTTTAAGGATTATATGCTGGAAGTGGGCGGCAGGACGTACAACCCGTGGCAGTTTATCACATTGCTCCGTAATACGCGGAATGGATGCTATGGGAGATCAATCATAGAAGAATCACCGGAGCTTTGGGATATTATCTACAGTTCGCAGCAGTACGAAAAAACTCTTGTAAAAAAGGGTGGAAATAAAAAGGGATTTCTGAAAGCTAAAAATAAGGTTGCAGACGAGGTAATGCAAAAATTAAAGGAGGCATTTCGAAAACTGTATTCTAATAACTCAGAAAGTGTTGTGGTCCTGAATGATGGGTTGGAATTCCAGGAGAGCTCCAATACATCCGTAGAGATGCAGCTTAACGAGAACAAAGAGACGAATAACAAAGACGCCTGCAAAGTATTCCTGATTCCACCAACGATTATAAATGGGAATCCATCCGAGGAGGATAAAAAGCAGTATTACCAAGGGTGCATTTTACCAATTTTGACCAGATTTGCGACAGCGATAAACCGCGCAATGCTGCTGGAAGATGAAAAATCAACGATGTTTTTCGCATTCGATGACACAGATCTGACCAAGGGAGATATCGAGAAGCGGTTCGAAGCATACAAAATCGCTCTGGATTCCGGTTTTATGCAGCTGGATGAGGTCCGGAAAAACGAAAAACTTCCGGCGTTTGGCTTGGATTTTATCAAATTGGGATTGCAGGATGTTATCTACTATCCAAAAGAAAATAAAATCTACACGCCGAATACAAATAAGCTTTCGGAAATGGCCGCACAGCCGGCACTTCCGGAGAAAGACCAAATTGCACCGGTGCAAAAAGAAGGAGATGATACAGAAGGTGAAAATTGAAATCAGAGAGGATTCCGTGCTGATTGACGGCTATGTGAATGCTGTTGAGCGGGAGTCCAAGGTTTTACACAATGCCAAAGGACCGTTTGTGGAAAAGATCAAGGCGGGAGCGTTCCAAAGGGCGCTCAACCGGGCGGAAAGGACAGGCTATGACGTAAAAGTCCTTTTAAACCACGACTATTCCAAGGAACTGACGTCTACACGGGATGCAACCACAAAAATCTATGAGGACAACATTGGTTTGCGCTGTAAGTGTGAAATCCGGGATGCAGATGTGGTGAAAAAAGCCAGAGAAGGGAAACTGAGCGGCTGGTCATTTGGTTTTCTTCCGATCCGGGATTCATGGGACACGGAAAACGATATGCAACATAGAGAACTTCGGGAACTGGAGCTGAAAGAAGTGTCCATTTTGGATGATCGGAAGGTGCCGGCATATTCCGGAACCTCTATCGAGACCAGAGATGATGATCTGATCGAGGTTCGGGAGATGGATGATGCAGTGGAAACCGTTGCGACGTCGCAACAGAACAACAGTAACTACAAATATAAAAATAGAATTTTAGCAACAAGAGCAGGCGTTTAGCTTGCTTTTTTTATACAAAAATTTAGGAGGAAGAGAATGCTGAAATTTATGAACTTAAAGAAGCTCACAGAGCAGAGAGAAAAAAAGCAGAAAGAAATGCAGGACCTTGTCGATGCTGCAGATGCAGAGGAAAGAACCTTAAACGAGGGGGAAATCAAGGAATTTGAAAAGCTGGAGGCTGAAATCCTTGGAATCAATGCATCCATCCGTGCGCTGGAAGTCACAAGAAATCTGGACGATGATATTCCGGCAACAGAAGAGAAGCAGGAAGAAAAGAAGGACGAAAAACAGGAACAGCGGGACATTGAACAGAGAGATGTTGATGCTTTTGACGCTTATCTGCGTGGGAAGGTGCTGGAGGAAAGAGAAAATACCAACATGGTAAAGACGGACAATGGCGCTGTGATCCCGACAACAATTGCGAACAAAATCATCACGAAAGTAGTGGATATCTGTCCAATCTTCCAGGACGCAGACCGGTACAACGTGAAAGGCACATTATCCATCCCATATTACGATGAATCCACCAAGGACGTAAAGATGGAATATTGCGATGAGTTTACAGAGGGAGAGAGCTCCACTGGATCGTTTGCAAATATCACGCTGACAGGATTCCTTGCGAGAGCGATCACCGATGTATCAAAGAGCCTGATCAAAAATTCACATTTTGACATTGTTAATTTTGTCATAGATCGAATGGCTCTCTCGATTGCAAAATTCATCGAAGGTGAGCTTTTACATGGAACAAACAACAAAGTGGAAGGTCTTAAGGGAGTAAAACAGAAAGTTACCGCGGCAGCAGCTACAGCGGTAACGTCCGACGAGATTATTGATCTGCAGGAGGCGGTTCCGGACGAATACCAGGCAAATGCGTATTTCGTGATGAACAAGGCAACCCGTACAGCCATTCGGAAGCTTAAGGATGGACAGGGCAATTATCTGCTCAACAAGGATGCAAATTCTCGTTGGGGCTATACACTGTTTGGAAAAGATGTGTACACATCTGCACAGATGGATAAGATGGAAGCAAACAAGACAGCGATCTACTACGGCAATTACAAGGGACTTGCTGTAAAGGTGTCTGAGGAAATCAATATTGATGTACTCAGAGAGACAAAGGCCCGCCATCACGTTGTAGAAGTACTGGGATTTGTGGAATTTGATTCGAAAGTCCAGAACGCGGAGATGATTGCTGCGCTTGTGATGGGAGCAAAATAAGGAGTAGCTTATGAAAGTAAGTGAAGTGGATGCAAAGGTACTTGCAGAGTACCTTCGGTTGGATGATCCGGAAGAAATCGAAATGAAAGAGCTTGGAAGAATGAAACAGAGTGCAGTAGCCATGATTACAGCATACACAGGACTGAAAGCAGAGGAACTGGATAAATATGCGGACATTACACAGGCTCTTTTTGTATTGGTTGCGGATATGTTCGACAACAGGAATCTGCAGACGGATAACAAACCGGTTATGAATCCGGCAGTCAGGACGATTTTAAATCTACACTCCGTAAATCTTCTGTAGAGGAGGACACCATGCGCACAATGAATATCGGAAAACTGAATAAGCGTGTAACATTTATGCGCCTGGGAGATGTAGAAGATGAAATGGGGCAGACCACACAGGGATTGCAGAAAATTGCGACTGTGTGGGCTTCTTTCTGGCCGATCCGTGGAACCGAGTTATTCGAAGCGCAGAAGGTACAGAGCCGGGTGTCGCATAAATGCTACATCCGGTACAGAGATGGGATAGATTCCAACTGTTACATCGTTTACAAAGGGCAGCAGTACGACATAAACAGCGTAATTGATGTTGATCTGGAACATAAGATGCTGGAGATCTATTGTTATGCACACACCAACAAGGAAACTATGGAGGTGCAAGATGGATGAGAATGTAAACATCCAGATATCAGGGATAGATGATCTGGTAGAATCTCTCGAAACATTATCCAGAAAATATACAGATGCAGCCGGAGAACTATTGCGGAAAGACGGAAGAGAGCTCCGGAAAAAGATCGTGGCCGGTGCAAAAGAATCGACAAAAACCAAGGGAGAAAGCAAGAGATCGCTTGGAAAAACTGGATCTTATAGTGTGTCCCAGCCGATGGGATATGGATCACAGCAATATGTAGAGATTGCGGCAAAATCACCACATTTCCATCTTGTGGAGCACGGCCATAATCTTGTAACAAAAGACGGAAAAACGATCGGATTCGTTCAGGGCAAGCACTATCTCGAAAAGGCCACGAAGGAATATGAAGGAGATATGGAAGAACACGTATCACATATGGTGGACGGGCTATTAAAAGCGGGAGGGCTTACATGACGCTGATAGAATTAAAAGCAGGACTGATATCTCTATTGCAATCGAAGTATCCAACAAAAAAATATAAGTATTACAGCATGGCTGTTGTAGAAAACTACAGCAGGCCATGCTTTTTTACGCAGTTTTTGCCGGTGAAAATGGAACCGGTAAATTTTAATTCCAGAAAAAACAGAATGCTTTTTTACATAACGATCATGCAGGAAAAAACAAATGAAGCGGAAATTCTGGAGATGATCCAGAGCATCCGGGATCTGTTTGGACTGTATGTAAAGATAGAAGATCGTGCGGTAAAAGTAGAAAACTTTGACTGGAGTTACACCGGAACATATCGGAATATTCCGGAAATATCGATCGAACTGCAATGGAATGATCGAATTGAACATAAAAATGACGCCCCTCTTATGGAGAGGATTGAGACTAAAAAAGAATGGAGGAATTAAAGATGGGAATGCCAAGCATCAGCATCACGTTTACAGAGCTGGCGGCTACGGCAATTAAACGTGGTGAACGTGGAATTATCGCTATGATCCTAAAAGACACTACGGTACCGGGCACGAATCCAGCGGTGTGCGTATCGAACGAAGATGTTCCTGCTACGCTTACGAAAGACAACCAGGAACAGATTAAGCTTGCACTTATGGGATATGTAAATACTCCAAAGAGAGTAATTGCATATGTACTGAAAGACAACGCAGAGGACTATACAGATGCATTAAATTATTTTAAAACCGTAAAATTTGACTATTTGGTTGTGCCAACTGTGGCAACAGATGAAAAAACAGACGATATTGTGTCCTATGTTAAGACGCAGCGTGCAGCAAACAAGCTGATCAAAGCGGTTCTTCCGAATACAGTAAGAGACAATGAGGCAATTATTAACTTTGCAACAGAATCCGTGACGGTAAATGATAAGACCTACACGACAGAGCAGTATTGCAGCCGTATCGCGGGAATTATTGCTGGAACACCACTTTCAATTTCCTGCACATATGCACCACTCAATGAGCTTACGGATTGTAATAGATTAACCAAAGAGGAAATGGATGCAGCAGTTGACGGTGGGAAATTTATTGTCTGGTGGGACGGAGAAAAAGTAAAAACCGCCCGTGGAGTAAACTCGCTGACTACTTTGGTGCAGGGGAAAAATACACAGTTCCAGAAGATAAAAATCGTAGATGCGATGGATATGATTGCAAATGATATCCGCATGACGGTAGAGGACAGCTATATCGGAAAGTATGCGAATACTTACGATAATAAATGTCTGTTAATTTCTGCGATCGGAAATTATTTTGACAAGCTGATTCAAGATGATGTGATCCAGTCGTATACGATCGGTATTGATATTGATGAGAACAGAAAATATCTCAAGGGACGCGGGAAGGATGTGGATTCCATGACGGAATTTGAGATCAAAACCGCAAATACTGGGTCGTTTGTATATCTGACATGTACATTACAGATTTTGGACGCTATCGAAGACGTAGTGCTTCCAATCCGGATTTAGAAGGGAGGCATTTTAAATGGGATTTACACCGGAAAAACAGATTAACGGAACCTTTGGGGAACTGTGGATCGATGACTATTATCTATCAGAGGTTACTGGATGCCAGGCGAAGGTAACTATTAATAAAGAAGAAGTAAAACAGACGGGAACACTTGCAAAGGGCTATAAGGTTACTGGGATCGAATGTAAGGGTACAGTAAAGCTCAACAAGGTCACGTCTTTTTTTATCGACAAAATGAGCGACAGCCTGAAAGCTGGAAAGTCGATGGTGTGCACCATTATTACCAAACTGGCAGATCCGGACTCAGACGGAGTCGAGCGTATTAAGCTTACGGGATGCACCTTTGATGAATTGACACTTGCAGATTGGGAAGCAAAGAAACTTAGCGAAGAAAGCTATGCATTTACATTTACCGGATGGGAAGTCTTAGACACCATTCCAAACTTATAGGAGGAAATAAAAATGAATTTGGTAGATGAATTATTAAAAGCAGATGTGAAAAAAGCAACAGAGCTGGCAACAGGAGAAGTTAAATCTAAAAGATTGGCAAAAGTCCTTGGAAAGGAAGAGCCGGTGACTGTAAAGATCAAAGAGCTTAAACCGAGACGGCTGAATGATATTTCTGCAACTCAATATAAAAATAACGGGAATTTAGATTTTGGTAAAACCTACGATGCGAAGCTTTTAATGTGCATCGAAGGGTGTGTAGATCCAGATCTGATGAATAAGGACCTGCAGGCCTACTTTGGCTGCAAGAGCGCTAAAGAACTGGCAGAGCTTTTATTTAGAAGCGAAGCCAGTGATATTGCAGATGCGATCACAAAATTATCAGGTGTCGTAGCAGACGAAGAAAAAAATGAGGAAGAAGTAAAAAACTCATAGACGCGAATGGGGAGGTGCGGTTAATGTACCTCCTTTTTCGCTACCATAACGTGATGCCGGGACAATACCGGGACATGGGATATGGAGAAAAACAGATAGCGCGGGCGTTTATGCGATATGAAGTGGAAAAAAGGAACGCAGAAATTGAACGTTTGGAAGCGGAATGCAGGTAGGAGGTGGATATGGCAGGAAAATTTGTGGACGTAACATTGCGCCTTATCGATAAAATGACAAGTCCACTGAACTCTGCGGGAGCAAAATTAAAGGATAGTGCAAACCAGTGGACAAAAGCTGGCAAACAGATTCAGAGCACCGGAAAATCCATTTCTGCAGTAGGTGCAGGGATGACCAAAGCTGTAACGATTCCTATTGTAGGGGCAGGTGTGGCAGCAGTTAAAACAGCAGCAGACTTCGAAAAAGGAATGTCTACAGTACAGTCTATCTGTGGAGCATCCGGAAAAGATTTGCAAATGCTTTCGGATAAAGCAAAAGAGATGGGAGCGAAAACAAAGTTCTCTGCAACGGAGGCAACAGAAGCATTTAAGTACATGGGAATGGCCGGATGGAATACCGGACAAATGATGGACGGTATCGAAGGTGTAATGCATCTGGCCGGAGCTACAGGAGAAGATCTTGCATCCACATCGGATATTGTTACAGATGCAATTACAGCATTTGGCCTGTCGGCAAAAGATACAAATATGTTCGTTGATGTGTTGGCTCAAACGGCGAATAGATCAAATACGGACGTAGGAATGCTGGGAGAATCCTTTAAATATGTTGCACCGGTTGCTGGTTCGCTGAAATATAATGTGCAGGATGTATCTACTGCTCTTGGACTTATGGCTAATAGTGGAATTAAGGCATCCACTGCAGGTACATCATTAAGATCGTGGATGTCGCGAATGGCGGCACCTACAGATCAAGTTTCTGCGGCAATGAAAGCGGTTGGAATCTCACTGACGGATTCTGCAGGAAAGACAAAAGATTTTGCTACGGTCATGAAAGATACAAGGGCCGGATTTGCAAAATTAACAGATGCACAAAAAGCGCAATATGCTTCTGCGCTTGCAGGAAAGACAGGAATGTCGGGACTACTCGCGATTGTAAATTCTTCGGATAGCGATTTTAATAAGCTGTCGAGCGCAATTTACAATTCGGATGGCGCGTGTCAAAAAATGTACGATACGGCACAGAATAACCTTGTAGGACAGCTTACAATTTTAAAATCAACAGTGGAAAGCATTGCAATCTCTTTTGGAAATCGCATGACACCACATGTGAAAAAAGCAACCGAATGGCTGCAGAAGATGGCGGATAAATTTAATGCGTTAAGCCCAAAGCAGCAGGACATGATCATAAAGCTGGCATTAACAGCGGCGGCCGCAGGACCGGCAATCTTAATTTTTGGAAAAATGGTAACCACAGCCGGAAAAGTTGCATCGAACATAGGAAAAGTGGGAAAAGCATTTAAAAAATTTGGATCTATTGCTGGAATTGTCACCTCTCCGGCCGGGATAGTTGTGGCCGTATTACTGGCTATAGTAGCGGCTGGAATTCTGGTATGGAAGAATTGGGATAAGATAAAAGAAGTAGGTGGGAAAGCATTTGGCTACATATCTAAAGTAATGCATGCCTGCGGAGGAAAAAGCGAAAGCTTAAAGAAAGCGATAAAACCAATAAGTACAGAACTTTCGGGGATATGGAAAAGTATAAAAACACTGTGGGAGATTGCGAGCCCGTATATTAAAAAATTTGGTTCGGAAGTAAAACTTGTGCTTGGAATTACTTTGGGAGGAGCAATCGGAGGAGCAATCGGACTGTTTAAGTCGCTATTCAATTCCGCAACGACAGTGATCGGAGGAATACTGCAGGTATTTAACGGACTGCTACAGTTTGTAACAGGAGTTTTTACGGGAAATTGGAGAAAAGCATGGACCGGAATACAGAATATATTCGGCGGGGCTTTTAAGGCTCTGGTAGGTTTGTGTAAGACACCGATAAATGCGGTTATTGGCATTATAAACGGAGCAATTGCCGGAATTAACAAGCTGGGAGTTAAAATACCAAGCTGGGTTCCTGGAATTGGAGGAAAAAGCTTTTCTATTAATATTCCAAAGATCCCACAGTTGGCCAAAGGTACGAAAAATTGGAGAGGCGGAATCGTGCAGGTGCATGAGCAGGGCGGAGAAATTATCGATCTGCCGCGCGGATCCAGAGTATACCCGCATGACGAATCTGTGCAGATGGCATATAAGGCCGGAAGATCCGGAGGTGGAAAAAGTGTGGTTGTGCAGAAATTCGCAGATCAAATTGTAATTCGAGAGGAAGCAGATATACATAAGTTTGCGAAAGAATTTGTGGATTTACTGGAAAAAACGAGCGATAACATGGGAGGAGATATAGATGGATATATACCTGAACTGGGATAATGAAAAGAAGTCGATACTTCTTCCGATAAACCCGGAATCCTTCGAAATTTCCGGATCGCAGAATAACCAGTCTGTATATGTGCACAATCTGGGAGAATTGAATCTGAAAGGAAAGAGAGGACTCTACGGAATAACACTGGAGTCCTTTTTTCCAGCACAAAAATACAGTTTCCAGCATGGAGAATTCCATGAGCCATATGATTACTACTGCAAAAAACTGAAAACGCTCTACGAGAGCAATACAACGGTACATCTTATTATTACGGAAACGGATATAAATATGTTTTGCACAATAGAAACATTTATACACGGAGAAGCGGATCAGACCGGAGATGTAAAATACAGCCTTGCATTAAAGGAGTACAGGGAGGTTGTGGCTGCAAAACGTAAAGCGACAAAAAAGAAAACGACAAAGAAAAGGATATCGACAAAGCCTAAGATAGTATCCTACACATGGAAAAAAGGAGATACATGGTCCAAAGTTGTGAAAAAATGTCTTGGATCATCGAAAACCTGGAAAACAGTAAGGAAAAATAACCAGAGTGTTATTAACAAGGCAAAGAAAAAGCATCCTAAGAAGAAAGAAACGACTGCACTTATTGGATATAAGGTGATGATAAAATGATTAAGCTGCTGTGGAAAAGCGATTACGAACTAAATTATGAAAAAGTGGAATGGAGCGGAACGGATACACAGGCATCCAGACAGGTGCTGTTTACAATTCCAACAAACCACTATGATAAGGGATTCCAAAACGCAAAAATACAGCTGGGGGATCTGATACACCTGTATGATGGTAAAACGCAGCTTTTTGTCGGGATAGTAACAAGCCGGGAAAAATCTGCAGCTATAGGAACGACATCCTATACAGCGAAAGATTTTATGCATTTCTTGCTAAGATCCAATACATCCAGAATTTTCCGGAATAAAACACCGGAGCAGATAGTAAAAAATGTGTGCAAAGAGGTGGGAGTACAGTGTGGAAGCCTTGTGAAAACAAAGGTAAATATTCCTAAGCTGATTTTTGATGACCAGTCTGTTTACGATATTATTATAAAAGCATACCGGAAAGCTTCGGGCACAACAAAGAAAAAATATATGCCAAAAATGGAAGGGAAAAAACTGACCATTATTGTTAAAGGGCAGGATTCCAAGGTTACGCTGGACCAGGCGAAAGATATTACAGATGCATCGTATTCGGATACTACGGACAATATGGTAAACCTCGTAAGAATCTACAATGACAAGAAAAAGCAGATCGGGAAGGTACAGAATAAAACACTTACCAAGAAATACGGGATATACCAGAGCACCTACACGAAAGAAAAAGGGGTAAATGCCAAAAAAGAGGCAGAGTCCATGTTTGTGGGAGTTACGCAGGAAGCGTCTGTGGAAGCAATTGGAAAAATTGGAGCGATTGCAGGAAGAAGCATCGTAATATACGAGAGTGCAACCGGACTTTCCGGAAAATTCTATGTAACGAGCGACACACATACATTCGAAAATGGAATACATACTATGCAGCTGCAGCTTGCGTGGAGAAATACCATGGAGAGTGGGGCAGATACAGAAAGTAGTTCCAAGTCTAAAACAAAGAAAAAGACACACAGCAGAAGTGCAGTTGCTTACTATCTGGAAGATGGGAAAGCATACCATTCCACACCATCCTGCAGTGCTCTTGCCGGGAAAAACCCGCGAAAAACTACAGTGGCAGCAGTGCTTAAGATTGTAAATAGGCGTGGAAAAAACAAAGGGAAACCGAAGTACAAAAAATGCGAAAAATGCTGGAGATAAAAAATGACAACTGAAGAAAAACTTATAAATATCATACGCATGGAAGGGGCGAAAAAAAATACACCGGCATTGACACTTGGAGAAATGATCTCTAAAAACCAGTGTCAGGTGGGAGAAAATATCCTGGAAGCAGATGATCTGTATATAGCAGAGCATCTTGTAAATGCATATGAAGTGGCAATAACACTGGATGCTGTACCGGCATACATAAGCACGCAGGCATCCTCTACACCAGTATGGATAAAAAATCAGAAAGCAACAGTGCAAAACAGCCTTAAAAAAGGAGATGTGGTACTGTTGTATCCGATTAGCACGGAAAAATACGTGATAATCGAGAAGGTGGTGAGCTTATAATGTTTCCGTTTGATCTGGAAGATGGAGAAATAGATGTAGAGCAGGAAGAAGAAAAAGAACCAAAAGAGTATGAAATTAATCTGAAGACGGGAAAATTGACCGGACGGATGATTACTGGATTAAAAGCGATTGAGCAGTGGATATATATAACACTTGCTACAGATCGCTTTTTTTATACACAGTATTCCTGGGACCATGGATCGGAGCTTAACACGCTTATAGGCAAGCATGTATCACAAGATTATGTAAAAAGCGAAGTAAAACGCATGATCGAGGATGCCCTGACACAAAACGATTTTATACTTGGGATCGATGATCTACAGTGCAGCATAAAAAAAGATGTACTGACGGCAAGCTTTACAGTGCAGACAACATATGGGGAGGTGAGCATAAATGTTTGATAATAAAGATTATGACTCCATTATGGAAGAAATGCTGGATGATTTCGGTCAGGATGTAAACACGGATGAGGGATCTCTTGCCTATAATGCATGTGCGAAAATTGCAGAACAGCTGGAAGATACATATGGAGAAATGGACGCGATAAACAACAACATGACGCCGGATACAATGGATCTGGAACACTTGATCAATTTCGGAAAAACACAGCGTGGGATTGATTTTAAATATGCCACAGCACCGGTTGTCAGGGGAGTTTTTAAGCAGGAAATAGAGGTTGGCCAGCAGTTTACGTGTGGTGACTATACATATACGGTTACGGAGCAGATAACGGGATTTGAAATAACGGGATTTGAATATAAATTATCCTGCGACACGGAAGGAATCGAAGCAAACCAGACGATGGGAGAACTGGAACCAGTAGATTTTGTGGACGATTACCAAGGCGGCCAGATAACAGAAATTCTTGCAAAAGGAACGGAGGACGAAGATACAGAGATTTTCCGAAGCCGTGTAATTGAAACTTTCCAGAGCACGGCATTCGGAGGAAATAAAGCGGACTATCGGGAAAAGGTTAACAGCTTGGCCGGAGTTGGGGGATGTAAACCCAAAAGAAGAGAAGCGGGCAGCAAGTGGATAAATGTGTATATAATCGGTTCCGATTATGATGTGCCGGCACAGAAAGTTGTTACAGCAGTACAGACAGCAATAGATCCGGAACAGAGCCATGGAGAGGGAGACGGACTTGCACCGATCTGCCACGAAGTTTTAATTAAACCGGTCGAGGCAGTACCGGTGGATGTATCTTTGAAAATAACATGGGATTCGGGATATTCTGCAGATACATCCAAGAGTGCAATCGATGCCGCAGTACAAGAGTATTTGCTTAAATTACGGCAGACATGGGAGAGTACAGGGCTTAATACAGAGTATGTGCGAATTAACCAGATTGAGGCGAAAATCTTGTCTGTAGAGGGTGTGGTGGATGTTGCGGATACAACATTAAACGGCACAGCAGGAAATATCGAATTAAGCTATACGCAAATTCCGACGTTTGGGGGTGTGGTTATTGTTTAATGCACCAAAAATTATTACGCAGATACCGGATATTGCACAGATTTACGCGATAAACGACAAGCAGATTGCAGAGCTGGAAGCGGCAACGGACCAGCTGGATGCAAATATTCTACCGGATACAATGTCTGAGAAGAACACAATAAAATGGGAAAATACACTTAAGATAGTACGACAGGACAATGATACTTTAAATGATCGACGACTGCGTGTGAAGACGAAGATCCTAGAAAAGCTACCATATACGTACCGGGTGATATTAAGCCGCCTGAATGCTTTGTGTCCGGATGGATACAGCATGGAAATTAACGAGAGTAGGACAGACATAGTGGTAAAATTGGCATTAAAATCTAAAAAGATGGTCGATGCCGCAGAGGAAATGTTGGAAAACTACATACCCCTAAACATGACACTAAAAGTTATGATTATGTATAACACCTATGAGGTACTACAAAAATTTACCTATGGGGAGCTGCAGAAACATACATATAAAGATCTCAGAGAGGAAGTGATGGAATGAGTAAAACAACAGAAAATTATGGACTCACGAAGCCAGAAGTAGGAGAGTTCTTTTCCCTGGAAACATGGAATGAAAACATGGATAAGATCGATGGGGAATTAAAGAAGAGGGAGGATGCGCAAAAAGAATCGGATAATTCGCTTATGAATCCGAAATTTACGGAAGCGAAAGAAAGAAAAAATCTGACATCAGGGGAAAAGATACATCTGATGCTGGGGAAAATTTCAAGGTTTTTTAGCGACATGAAAGCAATTGCTTTCTCCGGGAGCTACAACGATCTTGTGGATAAGCCGAAAATTCCGACGGTACTGAATAACCAGACAACTACGGAGGAAGGGTATGCACTGGATGCACAGCAGGCGAACCCTAATATAGACGGCACGTTGGCCAAGCAGGTAGCTGATTTAAACGGCAGTTTAGAACATATAAATCGGATTTCAACAACATTTAGACTTTTTGCGAACGTTCCTTTATTAAATGGTATTCATGTCTTTTGTGTAACCGGGAGTGGTAATCCTGTAACTGATTCTCCGTATCCAGATGTTGATGGATGGTGGAATGTAATTTGTTTCGGTGTTGGTGGCGCAACACGTATGACGCAAATCACATCTCAAGCATATAAGCGCGAACTCGGATACAAAGGTAAGGACGAGTTGTGGATTCGTAGTATGCATGATGATGGTTGGAGCGAGTGGGTAAAGTTATAATTAAAGTTCACGCCAATTACTCCATGACTCTTGTTTCTGATTTATCCACATTCTACTTTGTTCGCCAGTTGCTTGATCCCATTTTATAGCAACAGCACAAGCACGCCTTATATCAAACATTAACACAACAAGGAAGACAAAATTATGCGGGATGTCAAATAAGATAGTATTTTCATCTGATGTTTCGTAATAAAATAAATTTATGCCGATTTTGCTATTATCTTTCCAGCTTACGTTTACTTGGAAGTAATTTAATCTGCCGTTTAAGAAAATATATCGAACAAATATTCGAACGTAACTTATAAACCATTTATTATAGAAAGGAAAAAATAATATGGATAAAATTATTTTGGCCGATGATACGGCCTATGAAATCAAAGAGGGAGCATCCCTTGGAAATGTACCAATTGTAGTGGAAAAATTTGCAGACATTAAAAATATGGCAGCAAAATTTACAGATGAAAATCTTAAAAAAGTAAAATTTGTGCATAACGAAGATGTATCTGGAGAATACGAAAATCTGACCAATGCAAGCCCATATAGCATCGAAGAAAATACGGATAAAACCTACACGGTACATATTGCTTTACGCACAAAAACAGAGCTGGAAAAGAAAGTGGATGCAATTGCAGAAGCGTGCGAAATGAACGCTGCAGCAATCGAAACAGTGCTAACGGATGTGATTCCGGGAACAGAAGCATAAGGAAGGAGGAAACAAAATGACTTTTGCAAAATTTATTGCAACCAGAATCGAAGATGCAGCAGAAGAATCTTTGTCAAAAGGACAGGAAAAATACAGAAGCTTTTTTGTGCGGACAAAAATTTACCGCAAATGGCAAAATGAAGCGGATGCAATTTTAACAAAGGATGGCCACAAGGATGTAATTGTGGCAGTATAGGAGGAAAAAATGAAACAGGCATTGTGTACAACACTGGGACTTATTGGATCAGGCGTGGCAGCAGTCTTTGGAGGATGGGATTCCGGACTAGCCACGCTTGTAATTTTTATGATCGCAGACTACATTACAGGACTGATTGTGGCTGGAGTATTCCACACGAGCACAAAAACAGGCACAGGAGCGCTGGAAAGCCGTGCAGGATGGAAAGGGCTGTGTCGAAAATGCATGACGCTCTTGTATGTACTTATTGCGTATCGATTAGATATACTGATCGGAAAGCATTATATCAGGGACGCGGTAATTATTGCATTTACAATTAATGAATTGATATCTCTAACGGAAAATGCAGGATTGATGGGGATTCCGATGCCACAGGTTATAAAAAATGCGATCGATATTTTACAAAAGAAAGGCGATAAAAAATGAGAGACAAGAAACTTCTGCACCCAGAGTTGCAAGCGAAAATTGCATTGCTGGAAAAAGAGCTTGGAAAAGAAAATATAAAGATCGGATGGGCGGAAACACTGCGGACAAAGGCGGAGCAGGACAACCTGTATGCCAAAGGCAGGAGCAAACCAGGACCAAAGGTAACGAACGCACCGGGAGATTCGTATAGATCCATGCATCAGTGGGGAATCGCGGCAGATTTCTACCTGGTTATGGATATCGATGGAGACGGGCAGACCAAAGATGATGCGTACAACAATGCGAAAAAGACATTTAACCGTGTCGGCAAGGTTGCAAAAAAACTTGGATTAGAGTGGGGTGGAAATTGGAAATCAATTAAGGATCTGCCACATTTACAGCTGCCACAATGGGGCAGCACTCCAACAAAATTGATCGCAACCTACGGATCACCGAAAAAATTTATGAAATCGACATCCTGGGGAACATCTTCCGGAAAGAAAGCGGCTGGAAATGCATCTAAGGCGCAAAAGAACACGGACAAGGCGGCAACGCGGATCGAGTCTGCACAGAGTTTTAATAAAGTGTATGCGGGCGTATATAAAGCTGCAGCTAACTGCAACCTTATGGCCGGACCGGGAACCGGTGTAGTGGCAACATTGGAAAAAGGAACACAAGTACAGTGCTATGGATATTACACCAAAAAGAATGGGAAGGTATATTTGTTCGTTCAGGCTGGCAAGAAAACAGGATTTATCCAAAAAGAAAAATTAAACAAGTAGTAAAAAGGCTGGAGGAATATTACACACGATATTTCCCCAGCTTTTTTATTATGGTAAATAACATTCAAATTGAGTAAAACCGCCGCCGGTAGTGATCCGGCGTGCATCATCTGCGGCGGTTATTTTAATTCAAATGTATAATATATGGGTTCCCCATTATCTCCCTTTACTGACTTAACGGTGGTTAATTTTTCTAACGCTTGAGACATTGGGGAGCCATACGTTCCGCGCGTCCAAAGTCTGGACTTTTCCGCCATGTTCCAAAAACAACCAATTTCTATACCTGTTGCAAATTCTGGAAGTTTCGCAAATGTCTTTTTGATAAAATTTTCGCACCATTCAACCTTAATTTTTCTCATGGTTCAATTCCTCCACATTATAAAATTTACCGGTTGCCCGGGTAAAGGCAAGCCGGGGAGTCGAACCCCGGTAAACGCCGCCGCTTGCCTATGCTATCTTATAGCTTGGGTTCATTTCTTTTAATGTACTTTCCAAATCTTCTTTGCGACATACCTGTGAAAATCTATAAGGGCTTTCTATTAAACAAAATTCCTCACCGCTGTCAGAAAAATATTCGACTGTTCCTATATGTATTTTCTTGCTATCGCAGATTGCGTAAATTTCTCTTACCATATCCTTTTCCTCCATTCTTTGGTCTGCCATCATCAGAGCCGGGCAACCATCCCGCGGCTGACGCTCCAAAATCGGAGCGTTTCGGCTTATAAAATTTCCGAAATCTGTAAGACCTGCGCTTCGCTCAAATGGTCAATAACCACATTTCCGTTTGCGTCGCTCAATTCGTATTCATCCGGAAGAGTAGTAAAGCCGTCAAATTGATTTGAGATATAATAACCTTTGCTTTCTAATAATGCTGTCGCTGTTTTCATATCGTTCATTTCGTTTTCCTCACTTTCGTTTTTCATTTGATACTTGTATTATATTCTAATATTAGAATAATGTCAATAGCTTTTTATTCAAAAATTAGAATATTTTTATTGACACAGGAAAACCACAATGATACTATCTTTATATAAACAATAAGGAGGGATAGCAGTGATAAAATATAAGGTAGATATCTTTGCATTATTAAAAGAGCACGGATACAATCAAACGCGCATACAAAGAGAAAAGCTGTTACCAGCACAGACAGCACAGAACATAAAAGCAGGGAAAAGCATTACATTAGAGACACTCAATAAAATATGTATAATGTGTAAGTGCCAGCCGGGCGATCTGGTGGAGGTTATACCGACCGACGAAGAAAAAATAAAATATTATTAAAATAGCACTTGACAATATTCTAAAATTAGAATATAATACAACCATAGCAAAGAGATAGGGCAAAGAAAGGAGAAACACTATGAAAGAGTATAAAATGTTTAACGGGAAAAATTTAGAGGTTGGAGAAGAAATTAGATTTGCAGATCTGTGGCAGAGCGACGACGGAGATGAAGAAGAAATTCTTGATTCTGGCTGCGTGTGGATCGCAAACGACGAAAATGATGAGCCGGTGATTGCGGATTTTGAAATCTTGCAGAAAGACGAAGAAAATCTGATCAATACGCTTGTAAAAGTTACAGACATCCGCTAAAATGGAGGCATAAACCATAACATAAGATGTGCATAATCGTCATAATAGCGGTTTTGCACATCTTTTTTATAGCAGATCGTAAAGGAGAAGAAAATGAACAAAATTGTTGAAAGAGCATACGAAATTAATAAAAGTAGCGACTGGGGACATAAAATTGACTATTTGCCAGAGCTGGAAGTGGGAGAAAAAGTAGAACTTAATGATATTTGGGACGGAAGAGGAGAGGACCCAACGGAAAAAGGATCTTATTCATATAAAATCGATGATTCCGATTGGATCAATTACGTTTTCGAGGTCGTGGAGAGAAAAGAAAATCCATTAAATACAATTATAAAGATAAAAGATATAGAACTTTTGTAGGGAGGTATTAAAAATGTTACAAGCGATAGAATATATCGGCGCGGAAAATTTGGAAGATCTGGCAGTCAGTGCACATAAACCAGCGCCGGGAATTTATGTGTATGTTGGGATGGATGGAAGAATTTTCTCGATTGTGAAAAATGAGAAAAGGGTAGATTTTAACAGCAAATACAAAATGATGGACTATTATTCAGGGCTTGTATCAATGCAAAAGCCTGTAAAAAGCAAACTGATATTTAGTAATAATTATTTAACTTTTTTCTGCAGAAACACGGAAAAATTAACAGATAAGGATATAGACGATTATTTCAGCGCGGCAGGGATGCCGGAAGATTATTCTTTCTATAAAGATGTTGTAAAAGAAAATATTCGCGGATTTGAAAAAGGGAAAACGGACATTGTAAAGTTCTTTTTGCTGGATGAACCGGAACTGTACCGGGAACTGGGGATGAAAAACTGGATCGCAAAATCCACAAGCAAGCAATTAGTTCCGAGGAGTGATCCAGCGATTAAAGGGAAAGGATTTCCAGTAAGTTGTAGCTACAACACAAAGAAACCATACCAAATGTCAAAAATGTTTGTTGTGGACGATAACGAAGGGCTGCAGATTAAACTTTTCCACGATATTCTAAAAGGCTTAAAGTATCGCGGGTACAATATGCTTGTTGTCGGCAAAGATTTATTTATCCCATTAAAGCCCGGGGAAATGCCAGATCGGAGAATAGACAGTGCTATTATTTTGGCTTTCGGCATTGAAAAAAGCGGAGCTGTAATAACACATATAGATTCGATTGTAAAATATGATCCGTACTTATAG